TAAAAAAATGGCAGCCAACAGCCCCGGCGGTGACGGTGGGGGTGGGGGAAACGAGCCCGAAGACCCAGCCACTCCTCAGCTGACAAAACTTGGAAAGAGCTTTGCTGCAGCATCAACAGTAGTTGGCGGATTTACAGCAGTATTAGACAGTGTAACGGGAGTGTTAGGCAGTTTTGCCAATGTAGGCGACAGTCTAGAACAGGCAGCTGCACAGATACCACTGTTTGGAAAATCGCTCGGAGTAGTAGCAGCCGCAGCAGTAAAGACCAACGACGCACTACTTGCAGCATCAAAGTCTGGTGCTGGTTTTGGTGGTAGTATAACTCAATTTGCAGGTGCAGCCAGTGCTGCTGGTATGACCATGGCTGATTTTGGACAGATAATTAGGCAGAACGGCGAAGGCATGCTGGGCTTTGGTGGAACGACCGAAGAAGGCGCCAAAAGATTTTCACAAGTATCTAAGGCACTAAGAACAACCAGCGGCGATCTTTACGCTCTAGGATTTTCAACTGAAGACATTAATCAAGGATTAGCTAGTTACGGTGCGTTAATGCGTACTCAAGGACTTCAAGGCAAACAGTCCAACGATCAAATGGTCAACGGAGCTAAAACGTATCTAAAAGAATTAGATGCTATGGCAAAAATAACCGGCGAAGAACGATCCGCCAAAGAATCTCAAATGAAAACCTTGGCCCAGGATGCACAGTTTCAAGCATCTATGGCTGGACAGAGTGCAGAAGCAAGACAAAGTTTTTTAACCACTGTAGGAAAGATACCGGGACCGTTGCAGGGATTTGTCAAAGACTTCTTAGCTACTGGTACACTAACCACCGAAGAAACACAGCGTATTGGAGCAATGATGGGCGGCGATGTAATGCGCGAACTGCAGGGACTGCGAAGTAAGTTACAGTCAGGCGCTGTACTCAGTGCCGAAGAGCAAGATCGACTGGGCATAATCATGAAGCGTGCTGCTGAACAGCAGTTAAAGAATGCCGGCACATCACTAGCCGGCGCCACGGACATGCACGGAGCAGTGGTAGCAGTTGGATCAGCATTGAGCATACAAGAAGGAGCAGTTAAAAAATCCGCCGAAGAACAACGAGCAGCAGCACTTGAAAGCAGCGGCTTTAATAAAAAAATGCAGGAATCTCAACAACGTCTTGCAGAATTTAGCAACGGATTTCAAATAGCATTGGCCAATAGCGGTATGATAGATTTTTTAATGGATGCTTTTTCAACAATGGCTACGTTGGTACAAACCTTTATTGTGCCAGCATTTGAAATTATGGCTAAAATACTGCCAGCTGTAGGTACAGCACTCGTTGTTTATCTAGGACTACTATTAGCGTCAAATGCACAGAAAATTATAGAACTAGCATTAGATAAAATTGGTATTGTTCTCAAAGCGTTATCAAATGCTCCGATGATGTTGTTTGCCCTAGCCATAGGAGGGCTAGTTCTTTTGTTTAAGAAACTTGGCGGAGACATGCAGGTTTTTAAAGATGGATTTAAAGTCTTAGGATCGTATTTTACTCAGTTTGGACAGAATCTTACCCTATTATATTACAAGCTCATGGACAAGATCACTCCTGGAGACAAGTATAAAAAATTAGCTGAAGAGCAAGAATTAAAGATTCAAGCAACTAAAGATGAAAGAGAGGCGTTAAAGAAAGGCATTGCTGCGAGGATGAAAAACAACAGAGAAGCCAATGCACACGATTCTAAAAATCTTGCCGAAAAGAAACAAATAGATGCAGAAAAAAATAAACTCGATTACGGCAGTGGACCTGAAGCACTATTAAAGCAGTTTGGATTAAAAGAAAATAGTAAGTTTGCAATTGACGGTAAGAAAGTTGATATAAACAAAGAAAAAGATGCGGCAGAAGCAGAATTAAAAGAAGCCAAAACAACAGCAGCAAAGGAAGCGGCTCTTGAAAAAATTAAAGCTGCTGAAAAGAAATTAGCTGACCTTGATAAGCTAGCCAAAGGCGAAGCTGTGCCTAAAGAAAAATCAAGAGAATCACTGCCCAAAGCAGAAGCTGCCAAAAAAGAACTTGAAGCCAAAGGTGAAGAAAAAACTGCAGCTGAAAAGAAAGCTGCAGAAGAAAAAGCCAAAGCAGAAGAAAAGACTAGAGAAGACAATAAAAAAGAAGGCAAAGGTGCTGCACCTGCTCAAGAATCAGCTGAATCATTGCTTGCTAGCTTAAATACTAAGATGACAGAACTTATTAAAATCAATAAAGGTACACAAGCAGTCAGTGAACAACAGCTCAGTGTCCAAAAAGGTATGACCAGCGATTTATTTGCTGCGTAACAAGGATACTGGATAATGTCTTGGAAAAAATACTTCACACCTGTACAAGTAGATAATACTGGAGGTTCTTTTAGCCCCATTAGCGGCAAAGGACGTCCTGGCCCTGCTCGTGCTAATTACAGCAGTTATCTACCAGATGTCTATGCTGGTGCACCAAATCGTGTTGAACGCTATATGCAGTATGACACTATGGATATGGATTCAGAAGTCAATGCTGCCTTAGATATTCTCACAGAATTTTGCACACAAAAAGACAAAGAAAATCGTACTCCATTCCAAACATTTTTCAAAGGTAGCCCTACAGCTACAGAAGTTAAACTGTTAAAAGACGCACTGCAGAAGTGGACCAAACAACAGCAGTTTGAAACTAAAATTTTCCGTATTTTTAGAAACACTATGAAGTATGGTGACTGTTTCTTTGTACGTGATCCTGAAACTAAAAAATGGTTGTATGTAGATGCTGCCAAAGTTTCAAAAATCATTGTCAACGAATCAGAAGGTAAAATTCCTGAACAATATGTAATTCGAGATATCAATTTTAATTTCAAAGAACTGGTAGCAGTAACCCCTCATGGTACTACAAACACAGCACCTAGCGGAACTAGTTCTTACACTTCAGGCGGAAGTCAAGGACGAGGAATGGTTGGCGCAGCAGCCCAACCTCCAGGCACTAGATTCAGTAATCAGGCCAATGAAGTGGCCATTGATGCAAAAAACGTAGTACACATTTCATTGAGTGAAGGTCTAGACAACAACTATCCTTTTGGTAATTCAATTTTAGAATCAGTATTCAAAGTCTACAAGCAAAAAGAATTGCTTGAAGACGCTATTATTATCTATCGTATACAACGTGCTCCAGAAAGACGTATTTTCTATGTAGACGTTGGAAATATGCCAGCACACATGGCTATGAGCTTTGTTGAACGGGTTAAAAACGAAATTCAACAAAGACGTATTCCTAGCTCAACAGGTGGCGGAGCAAACGTCATAGACGCTAGTTATAATCCTCTAAGTGTAAACGAAGATTACTTTTTTCCACAAACAGCAGAAGGTCGTGGATCTAAAGTTGAAACATTACCAGGCGGTACTAACCTAGGTGAAATTACAGATCTGCGTTACTTTACCAACAAGCTGTTCCGCGCTCTGCGCATACCAAGTTCATACTTGCCTACAGCTATCGACGAAAGCCCTAACACAGTTGCCGACGGCAAAGTAGGTACAGCATATATTCAAGAATTAAGATTCAATGAATACTGCAAACGTCTACAGTCTATGATTGTAGAAGTGTTTGATCTAGAGTTTAAACTTTGGTTACATCATCAAGGCATTAATATTGATAACGGACTGTTTGAATTAAAATTTAACGAACCACAAAACTTTGCAGCCTATCGTCAAAGCGAACTTGACACTGCTCGTGCTGCTACATTCAGTCAAGTTGTACAGATTCCACATCTCAGCAAACGGTTTGCCATGAAGCGATTCTTAGGCATGAGCGAAGACGAAATCAAAGAAAACGAACGTCTATGGAGAGAAGAAAACGGCAGCAATTTAAAATCTGAAGCCGATGCAGGCAGTCAATTACGATCCGCAGGCATTACTCCAGGAGGACTATCTGCTGACATGGGTGCTCAAGAAGCAGAAGCCCCAGAAGATCTAGCTGCCGCAGCAGAACCAGGAACTACTGATGCAGCAGCACCAGCAGAATCACCAGCACAGTAATAAATACATTATGCTCCTTAACGAATTTTTTCATTTTAACGACGCCACTAACGACTTTGCACAAGATCGCAGATACGATTCTGACAGAGACAGTTCTGTGGTCAAACGTTCAGACACTAGAAAAATTCGACTGACCCTACGTCAGATCAATCAACTGAGATTGCAAGCAGAAGCACATCAATTAGAACAAGAATCTGAGCTGGGTTTTATCAAACAAATGTATGGAACACCAGTTGGCGAAGAAGCAGCACCTGCAGAATAATGCTGCATTTGTCATAGGCAACGGCACTAGTAGGCAGAATCTTAGGCCGGAATCTCTGCTAGACAAGGGTGTAGTCTACGGCTGCAATGCGCAGTATAGAGAATATAATCCACACTATTTGGTAGCAGTTGATGTCAAAATGGTCAATGAAATTATAGATTCAGGATGGCATAAAACACATCAAGTATGGACAAATCCCAACAAAGGTATACGTACTAAACACAATATTAATTTTTTTAGTCCACACAAAGGATGGAGTTCGGGGCCTACGGCACTATGGTTTGCGGCCAGTCAAGGGCACCAGACGATTTACATTTTTGGCTTTGACTATCAAGGACTTAACGGCAAGTTTAACAACATATACGCAGACACATTTAACTATAAAAAATCATCAGATGCAGCCACATACTTTGGTAACTGGCTAAGTCAAACAGAAAAGGTAATTAAAGAATTTAAACACACAAAATTTTTTAGAGTAGCAGAGCCCGGAGCATTTATACCTGATAAACTAGGTCCCGGTCTTGTTAATCTAAGTCACATCACTTTTGATGAATTTCAACGAATATTTCCTGAAACTATATATTCCGACCAAATTGATCAAAAAACTACCATTTAACGGCGTTTTGTAATCTACGCATTAAATAACTTACAGCCTTGACAATAGGAGAATATAACATGGCAGATAACAAACTGTTACAACAGATGCTTGAGCATCTAGTAAACGATGAACAGCAAAAAGCTGAAGAATTATTCCACGAGTACGTAGTTACAAAATCTCGTGAGATTTACGAAGGTCTGATCGAAACTGAAATTTCTGAAGAAGAAGACAAAGACGACGAAGAAGACGAAGACATGGAAGAAGCAGCTGCTGATGAAGAAGCTGAAGAAGACCAAGTAGATGAGAATTTTGAAGACATCGCTATTGAAGCAGATGACGAAATGCCCCCAATGGGTGGTGACGCAACAGATGACCTAGAAGGTGATCTAGATGCAGAAATGGACGACGAAGGTGAAGAGAAGTCTGAAGAAGAACTTTTCCAAGACCTAGACGCTATTGTTGACGAACTACAGGCTAAATTCGACGAACTAAAAGGCGAAGAAGGCGAAGACGAAGGCGAAGACGAAGGCGAAGGTAATCCATTTGCCAAAGAAGATACAGATTTAGAAACAGTACGTGAGTACGTAGAAAAAATTGCTACACCAAAAGGTGGAGACAACGGTGCTAATGCTAAATCAATCGTAGCAGGTAAGAATGATATGGGCGGTACTGCTGCTAATATCGCTAAAGGCGGTGAAGAGAAAGGTGGCGATCACGCTGGCCTATCTGAAATCAAGCCTAAAGAAGATAATGCAGGTAACATCAACGTGCCAGGCGGCAAAGCAGGTTCAGCTTTCAGCAAGAAAGAAACAGCAAAGCCAGGCGACGACGGTGACAAGTCTGCACAAAGCATTTTCCGTGGTCGTAGATAATAGGACAAAACGGTGAATAAACTTACACTAGCAGAACATTTGAGTTACGACCAGGCTAAGATTGTTCTGGAGAGCGAAGAAGGCAAGGATGGTAAAAAGTCCTTGCATCTAAACGGTATTTGCATTCAAGGCGACATTCGCAATGCAAACCAACGTGTTTATTCTTCTCAAGAAATTGGCAGGGCTGTCAAGACGCTCAATGAGCAGATCGCTGGCGGTTACTCCGTGCTAGGTGAAGTTGATCATCCTCAGGATTTAAGAATCAATCTAGATCGTGTTAGTCATATGATTACCAAGATGTGGATGGACGGTCCTAACGGCTACGGAAAATTAAAATTACTCCCAACTCCAATGGGTCAGCTTGTACAGACTATGTTGGAGTCAGGAGTTAAGTTGGGTGTTAGTAGTAGAGGCTCAGGCGAAGTAGATGGCGGTGGTAATGTTCAAGGTTTTGAAATTATCACAGTTGACGTAGTAGCACAACCTTCCGCTCCGGGAGCATACCCAACTCCAGTATATGAACACTTGATGAATAACACAGGTGGATATCAGGCATTTAGAATAGCAAAAGAAGTTCAAGGCGACCCCAAGGCACAGCAATACATAGCAGAGAGTTTAAAGAGAATTATCTCTAAACTCAATTAACAGTAGGAGAATCACATGCTAGATATCGTAAAACAACTGTTTGAGAACAATGTGATTTCCGAAGAAATTAAATCGGAAATTGAATCAGCTTGGAATGGCAGAATTCAAGAAAACCGCGAACAAGTTACTGCTGAACTACGTGAAGAATTTGCACAAAAGTATGAGCATGATAAAGGTGCTATGGTAGAGGCTGTTGAAGCCATGCTAACAGATCGCCTACAAGCAGAACTAGGCGAGCTTGCAGAAGACCGCCAAGGACTAATTGAAGCTCGTGCAAAGTATGCAAAGAAAATGAAAGATGATGCTAAAACAATGGAATCATTTGTTCTACAAAACCTTAAAAAGGAATTGGCAGAACTACACGAAGATCGCAAAGCAGTTGCAGGCAACGTTGCAAAATTAGAATCTTTTATTGTGGATGCACTAGCGAAAGAAATCGCAGAATTCCACTCAGACAAGAAAGACCTAGCTGAAACTAAAGTACGTTTAGTACGTGAAAGCAAAGCTAAGTTTGAATCAGTTAAGAAAGATTTTATTGCCCGCTCAGCTAAAATCATTGAAGAAACAGTCGCAAAAGGACTAAAATCTGAAATGACTCAGTTGAAAGAGGACATTGAACACGCTCGCAAGAACGACTTTGGTCGTAGAATTTTTGAATCATTCGCAAGCGAATACGCTGCAAGTCACCTGAATGAAAAGTCAGAGACTAGCAAACTTTTAAAAGCAGTTGCTACCAAGCAAGCTGAATTAGAAGAAGCAGCAAAGATTGTTGCAGAAACACAAAAACTAGTAGAAAGCAAAGAAGCTGAACTACGCATTGCCAAAGATAGCGCATCTCGCAAGGAAGTTATGAGCGAATTGTTAGGTCCTTTAGGTGGCGATAAGCGTTCAGTTATGGGCGAGCTATTAGAATCAGTACAAACTGAAAAGCTACGTGTAGCTTATGACAAGTATCTACCAGCAGTAATGAATGGCGGAACTCCAGTCAAAAAATCACAAGCATTAACAGAAGGCAAAGAAATTACAGGCGACAAAGCACAGGCACAACCAATCAGTGGTGAGGAAAAAACCGCTGAGATATTTGACATCCGCAGGCTTGCGGGACTAAAAGTTTAAGGAGAACTATATGTCACAACTACTCGAGTCACGCTGGTCGGAAACCAAAGACGCCCTTTTAGAAGGTCTTCAAGGTAACAAGCGTACCGTAATGGCAACAACTCTAGAAAATACCCGCAAGTATTTGTCAGAAAGTGCCACTGCTGGTGCAACTTCCGCCGGTAACGTTGCAACCCTAAATCGTGTGATCCTTCCAGTGATCAGACGTGTAATGCCAACAGTCATTGCTAATGAACTAGTTGGTGTACAGCCTATGACAGGCCCAGTTGGTCAGATCCATACTCTACGTGTTCGCTACTCTGATACATTCAGCGGCAGCACTGGTGGTTCTACAACAGCTGGTGATGAGGCACTAAGCCCATTCAAGATTGCAGAAGGTTATTCTGGTGCATCTACAGGTAAGCCAGCTTCAACAGCTGCCTTAGAAGGTGTTGCAGGTAACAAACTAAGCATTCAAATCTTGAAACAAACAGTTGAAGCTAAGACACGTAAATTGTCAGCTCGCTGGACTTTTGAAGCTGCTCAAGATGCACAAGCCCAACAAGGCATTGACATCGAAGCAGAAATCATGGCTGCTCTTGCACAAGAGATTACAGCTGAGATCGATCAAGAAGTTCTACGTAGCTTGTCTACATTGTCTGCAACTGTATTAACATACGACCAAGCTGCTGTTTCAGGTACAGCTACATTCGTTGGTGACGAGCATGCTGCTTTAGCTGTTCAAATCAACCGTGCTGCTAACTTGATCGCT